GCACTGGCCTCGGACATAAAACCCAAATCTTCAATCCTCATACCAGTATGTTGTAGCACATCGTCAACAGAACTATAGTATTTCTTTTCCTCCGCCATACTAACCACCATCCTTGCGATGTTTACGCTTATGATTCTGCAGTCCGCGTTCACTCTTTGCCGTAAAATCACATCCGGGGCAATCACACTTTAAACCATTAGTGTAAATAACAAGTGCGCCACAAGCCTCGAGTTCTGCATAACCGTTCTTCGTCACAGAAACCTTTCTTTCCGCCTTTGGTCGGAAAACAAAACCCGCCCTATAAACAATTTCGTCAAGCATATTCACAACAACTATATTTTCCTTTGAGCGAGCCATGACTACCCTCCATTCATCGTTGTATAACTCTTAAATGTTGACAGCTCTTTACTTCGGCAAAATTTGGCTTCGTTTTATTAACCAGAACAGGTGAGCTCGGCATAAAAAGCAACCCTGCCCGTTCGATTGGCTTGTCCGATTCGTTTATAACAATAGTGTCCCCGGCTACATGCTGTAACTTCAAGCTTGTCCGTGCCGTGCCTCCGCTATAATGGAGTATGATGTCCACCCTGTTTTCTCCGGCATGGTTCGTAAAACTATTCCACTCGCTCCCGAGAATCAAAGCACGGACTTTATTTTTAAAGAATGAACGCAACATCGATGACTGATCACGATATCGTCCATCGCCCCATTCACTTATCCAGCCATCAAGAAATCGCTTTGCGCCCGCACACCTACGAAACGCCCAAACTCCACCAGCGAGAGCCATCTCCCTTTCTGAACCAACCAACTTGACTGTTTCTTCATATTCGGGCCCTGACTTGCCCCGTTTGAGATGCTTCACACAATCCCTTGAATTGACATCTTTGGTCAAGACCATCTCCCAGCCTTGTTCCAAAGCCCAAAATATAAACTCAACACTTTCGTTTAGTTCGGTATCAGCATCGAGATAAATTACTTCCTTCCAATTACCGGGTGCGTATTCGTAAGCTTTTATTTTGGCTAATCGACCACCGGGATCAACATCTTCCGGCAAGGTTAAGCTGTAGTCGGCTTCGGGCATTTTCTTGTCCGAAATAACAGCAACCTCGGTCTCCGGCATACGCTCTCGAATACTGCGCAACAATCTTCTGGCACAGCGCCGGGCGTTACTGCCATAAGCTACCACATAAATACCCCGGTCGGAACGCCGCTTAATATCTTGTCTTGTTGTTTTCGCAACCACGTTCTCGTATTCAACAAAAACTTTAGCGTGAGCTTCGACCCAGCCATCGATAGAATAAACAGTTGTAGTTTCCCTTAAATCTTCCGGTTTTGCTTTTATTTCAGCTACTCGCTTGATAGCCTGAATCATACTTTCAATATCTCCGACATCATACCTCTCTATGCCAGCTAACTCTGGAATATCGTCTAAGAGTCCTACACCTCTCGGAATTACTACCTTAACCCCACAAGCCAGTGCCTCCAACGGTGGATAGGGTATGCCTTCGATGCTCGAAGTGCAAAGGAAAATATCTATGCTGTGATAAAACTCATGCAGCCGGTCAATCGAAACATGCTGTGTCGGAATCGGCCACCCACTACCGATCGCCTTGAACTCAAACCCGGGCAACCTTTTGACCGCTTCGGCGACCAGGTGTTCGCCTTTTCTTCCTCCACGATAGACGAATCCCGCGACTCCGATCTTAGGAACACTGTTTTTGATCGGCACGAGCCTTGGCGAGAACTTGTCCCTATCCAACGGTGGCAATATTCGAACGGTCGGGCCGTATTGTGAAAGATCATCGTAATACTGTTTTGCTGAGGTTATTCTTATTAAGGCATCTTTAGCCCGGCGTTCCCAAATTTCAACCTTATCCGGCAAACAATCTTCCCGGTGAGTAAAGTAAGCAATGAAAGGGACATCGGAATTGCGTCCGTCTAAATACGGAAACGAATAATTGATAAAAGCGTCCGGGTCAGGTGACGCTCCGATTGTCCAACCGAGTTCTTCGGCCAGGTATCGCGCTTTCCTGCTCAGGATACTCGAGTCTGTTGGGTTCTGCCTAATGATATGGACCATTCGCCTTCTCCTTAGATAAAAGTCTTTAAATCTTTTACCGCCAATTCTTCGTTCCTTGCCCGGTCATTACGGAACCCTGCCACTCCGGTATTCGTCGGCGTCTTCCAGTCCCTATACTGCCACTCAAGATATTTGACCACTTCTGCCGGAACCGGATATTTTTGACCTCTGATACGCGCCTGCCCAGGTGATGCAAAGAATATCTCCGGCAACCAGGCCGTCCCAAACGCTTCCTTCACCGGCTTCTGCTGCCTTAGACCTTTGTTCTCACTCTTGTAATAAAGTAAAATATGTCCGAATAAAGGCTCCTGCTCAAAATGGATCAACGTATCTTCACCGGTAACCTCGGCTTGAACAACCTTAACTTCAAAACCCAGCTTCTTCAGGCTCTTGACTATTTGCTTCTTAACGGGCAGGGCTTCTTCAGCCTTTACCGCAATATCAACATCATAGTCATAAACAATAAAATCTCCCTCACGAACTGCGCCCAACGCCGCACCAAGCACCAACTGCCACCAGATACCTTGCTTGTTTAAAGCATTTCTTATTTGAGCCAGGTAAATGCCTTTTTGCTCTCTTTCTTCTTCAGTAAATATCCTGGCCTCTGGTCCTCGTTTAACCAACCTATTTCACCTGCCCAGTCAGTATTGTCGATGAGATGCCCTGCGTATATGGCAAATAAATCACCTTAACCTCATGCTGCATTAATCTACTCTCCCACTCAATCCAGCGATCTTCCCCGTAATGGTCATCAGCTACAAAAACTATATCGAACTGTAGTTTTAACCAAGCTTCATATTTATCTCTACTGCCACTTTGTGCGATGGCGATATCAACATACTCTATTGCCCTAACTATCTGTATTCGCTCCTCAAACGGAATCAACGGCAACTTGCCTTTATCTTTTTGGGTTAGCTCATCGGTGGTAACCCCAACTATTAGCCGATCACACAGACCTCGAGCCGCCCGCAACAGGTTTAGATGCCCGATATGAAACAAATCAAAAACGCCTGTCGTATAACCAGTAATCATTTGACCTTCTCCATTATCGCAAAGATACTTTTCCAAATCCCCTCAGCATTCTTGTTGCCGGCTCCGCCCTTATCAACAATCTTCCATTTACGATCTGTGTAAAAACTAAAACCAACGTCATTCACCTTATAATCGAAATACTTCACAAAGGTTAAGGTGTAAGGCCGGCGATGTGTTGGATCTCCCCAAACTGCAACCGGGTCTTCAGCGTTAGGGACTTTAATGTAAAGCGTTCCGCCAGGCTCCAGGATCCGCCAGCACTCATCGAGCACCTTCACCAAATCTATGTCCAAATGCTCAAACACATTTTTAGCTTCAATTTTGCTCGCTGATTCATCATCCCAGGGCCAGGGCAACTCATTTAAGTCATGCACAACATCAATCTCAGGACGGTGTTTGTGTAAATCATGATTCACCCATCCATTACCCTCATTAATATGATTCCCAGCCCCAAGATTCAGTTTCAAGTAATCCACTTCCCAGCAGGTAATAATTTGTAATACGGCTTCAGATACCAAATTGCTATAAGTAAGGCCAAGTGTTCATTATACTCATTTTTTAAAACGAGCCAGTTTTCATAAGTGCTTCTTGCCTTCTGGCTATCTTTCAAGAACATCGCCCGGCTATCGGGCAACGGGACTCTCAAATCTCCAAGCGTCTTTAAAGCTTTTTCTCTGTTTTTATCCGTTACAACGTCCATCGCCAACTCATTATACGGACGAGAAGCCACAATCAAGTCCCAACGATCGAGCCACTTAAACCCTTGCTCGAGGACGTCTTTGCCAATTAAACAGTCACCCCAGACAAACACTTTGCCTTTCGGCATCTCTGTAACGTGCTCGAATCCATTGGTGCTTTTAATCTTCCTATTTTGCGTGTCAAGTATCTTCATTTTAAAGATAAGGCAGGGCCACGGACTTACACCGCCATAGGTTATCTTCCCTGCCTCACTCCTTTCACCAACTATTTACACTTTAGCTACAAGACCTCATTAATGCTTAACTGCCAGGAGTCTCCTTATCGATGAACGCTACAACGGCAGCATTTTCGTCTTCATAATCAGCGTCTCCCTCTAATGTGAGAACAAAATCAGTCTTGCGCTCTTTAGGTATCCGATCACGTTCGATGGTTACCTCATGGAACAGACCCCAGACCATGTTATCCGGGTGCTGTAATTGAGCGACATCGCCAGCATGGCCAGATTGGCTGCGCTCCTGCATGGGAACGTAAGTAACCGGGATTCCTTTATAGGGAAGATTAGCGCCTTCTGTCCAGGCTCTATCCCCAAGGTTAGTCCCGCGAGCTTTCAGCAGATTGTAGTAATCATTCTGGGTCTCCCAATCAACATAAAAGCGCCATTCCGCCGGGTTCTGTAGATACTGCTTCGGACATGCTTTCAACATTGCCTCGAACATGTTTTCGGGGTAATCCTTATCAGCAGGATCGAAGTCCTTACTACCACCAGAGCCATAAACCTTGTTAGCTGCTCGCTTAACCCAACCATCGATCAGCTTCAGAACAGCATCGTCGCCTATAGCTTTGTCAGCCAGGATAAACCATTCTTCGAGGTCGCGGCCAGCGGCTTCACCAAAGAGGTCAATAAGAGTGTCCTCAAAGTTACCTCTTTCAATGTTTCTCCGCAGTGCCTGGTCTTTAATACCGGTAATTGCCTGCAGTTCCTGAGCAATCAGTTTATTGGTATAAAAAGTAGGCTTGACATGATCTGCGGAATCCAGCGCATCGCCTTCAGAAGCAGCTTTAAGAATCCGACCGATAAATCCTACCCGATCGATATCTACTTGATGGCTCTGCATAGCGATAAAACGAGCTTCCTCCAGGATAACAGTCCTGTGCTGTATAACTTCGATAAAGCGATCGAACTTTTCAGCGAGCAAAACCCCTTCGTTAAGATCGCCAATTGAAATGGCCTTGAAAGCCTGATCCAATCTCGCTAACATTTCAGCGTTATTCATTATTTATCTCCTCCTTTCTCAAAGTGATTATTTCTCTTTCCTGCGCCGGCCGTGCAGGTCACGACCAAGTTTATCAGCGCGGTCTTTGGGATCCTCTTGCCCATCTTGCCCTTTGATAGCTTTGCTCTCTGACCTGATTCCTTTTTTTGCCTCGACTTTATCCAGGCGTTTTATGATTTCAGATTTAAAGGACTCAAATTCATTTTCGTCTTCGGACGAGCACTCATCTTCGTCGGACGATTCTTCGCTGGACTTGGATTCGGTATTCCCAGTCTCGGTTCCTGTGGTGTTTTTATCCTTCTTATCTTCAGCTTCAGCTTCAGTGGTAGTGGTATTTACCGATTCTGTAGATTCCTCTTGCTCGCCACTCTCATCTTTATTTTCAACTTCGTTCTCTGATTCAGGAGCTGCCTTCAACGCATCTTTTACTATCAACGTTAATTCGTCCTTTGCTTCCTTAACGGCTTCTTGCACAATGGCGCGGACTTCTTCCTCCTTCATATCTTCTTCGCCTCCTTTCTGGCTTCTTTCGTTTTCAGCATCGCGGACAAGCTCATCGATAACATTTTTAGCTTCCCGCAATTTATTTAAAACTGATTGAGAGTAAGTTCTACCTTCTTTCTCAACAGTATTGCCTCCGGAAAGAGTATCCATCACTCTTTCAAAAAAGGACTTGTTTTCCTTCACAACAACATCTTCCACGATCTTTTTATTGCTTTTGAGTGCAAAGAATTTGGCTTTTGGAACGGCCGGACTGTCAACAAAACTTACATAAGCCGCGACCCAATCATCGCCAAGATCGCTCAAGAGTGTTCGCTTCAACGCTTCGTCGGACTTCTTCGCACTATCTGACTTTAAAGCACTTCGTCTGATTCCCATTATAGAGTAACCTGTTAAATCACCTTTCTCAACGGCCTCCCATGTTGTTTCATCAGTCTTGCTTCCGAGTATCCACGAACCTTTGGGCAGTAACATTTCCTCGCCATCATAAACGTTTTTCACGGTCATTTCCTGCGGTAACAAGTAAGACTCAACCGGTACTCCGACATTGTTCAAGCTGTGTTGAAGATCAACATTCCGGTAACTTTCCATCCATTCATGAGCTGCCTTTTCAACCCGTTCCTCGGTCAAGGCCGGTTCCCCGAGAACATCAGTTTCTCCCGGAACCAAAACAGCAGCATAAGCTATGCGCTTCGCTGCGTTCTTCATTACTATTGGTCCCGTGAGTTCGGGCTTTCGAGCTTTCTCTGCCGGCCACTTTCCTTCGGCCTGATAATGTAACCAGGCACACAGAGCATAAGGGTCACTAATCCCCGGCCTGCTTTCCAGGGAGGCTATGCACCCGTTGAAATCACCGGCCCAGCTATCCCAATCGCTTATGATTCCTTCCACATCCTTAAGAGAAAGGTCAGGATTGCTCGCCAATATTTTCTTTTGCACGTAAAGGGACTCAACTTCTCTGGGTTGTCCGAGTGTAATTTCACCGGAGAGGTCTGAATAATCAATTTCGTAGAGATTTTCATTCTCGTAATCTTGAACTATAACTGCATCATCGAAGGTCGCTATAACATTTGGCAGAGGTTCAGCCATAACTTCATCTTCACCAGAGAACTCTTCGCTCATTGAACTAAAAAAGCTCCAAACTTTCTCTCGGACACGATTCATCCTGCTCTCAAGAGAATTTGCAGCATTCCACTGTTCAGGCATATATGTTTTCACCTCCTTTATATTGCACACCACTCCTGTTTAATTTTCTTACAATTTCATAAATTATACTACAGGTAAACATTATCTGTCAACTCAAGCAGCACTAACCAGATCATTTTCGTAAAATGTAATCCTGCCTGGAGGAGCCATCATTCCACGAGGCATGATAAATGGCACTTCCGTGCATCTACAGTTAATCCACTCTTCGATTGGCCCGGATTTGTCTCCCGGATGTTTGAGCCCGTTCCTGAAGTTATCCTCCACCCTTGTTATTTGCCCGTGTAAGTCTTGGTGTGAGTCACGGACATTTTCATCTTCGGCCGACCACCACTGCTTGAACCGAGATAGTTCTTTTATTTTTTCGTGTATCGCCTGATTCTGGGCACTATTTATTTCAGTCCGAGCAATACGTCCAAGTTCTCTATCCGAAAGTCCGTCCACTCTTTCCCGAAGAACTCCCACTGCATCATCTATTCCAAGTCCTTTTTCGTATGCCTCCACCAATCCTTCCCGAAGTTCAGTTTTGATCCGACCGATAGCACTTTCAGCTGATTCAAGCGCTGTGCGGGCTATGCGCTCTTTAACCTTAGGATTTATCTTATCGAACCGAATATCAATTCCAAAGAGTTCGGCATCGCGAATAACGCCATCTACTCCACGCTCGGCTGCAGTTGAAACAGCATCGAAGATCAAGTTCTTCATTTCCGGCTTGTGTCGCTCCATATACTGCATTAGCTGGTTTACAAACATACGATCTCTGGGGATACGGTCTTTTTCGATGAGCTTTTGAATAATCTCTTGCCCCACGCGTCCCATCACACTTTTTAGTTCTCTGGCTAACCGATTCTCTGCCCTGATAGTATCATGGATTGCAGTTTTGCTTGCGACAATGTAGTTTAGATGTCTATCTATTATCAAAGCTTTCTCCAGATTTCTTATGGTCTTTATCTGAGATAACTTTTGTGACATCATCGTATTCATTATCCACCTCCAGAAGCTGACGTTTTAAACTACGCATTGCCATAACAGCCGAACTATTGTTCGTTTCAACAGATTCGAGTGGAACTCCTTTTACAAAGCGCATGTCCAGTCTTGGATCATCCGGGTCATCTTCGAGTCCGTAATTAGAGCCATAAAGTTGGATCACGTCACGAATTCGCATTGCGCCCATATCGAACAGTCCCCGAACGATTTCAAGTTCCTGTTTTTCGTCCTCGGTATCGATATCAACAAACTGAAAAGCCCAATCTGTAACTTCGAAGCCTTCGCGCACAATCCAATGATTGAGCAGTTCTTCAAGCACTTCCTGCCTGGGTTCGATTACGCTGTTCTTGTAAATTCTTGTGCTTTCAATCGCTGTTGAACCGCCCAGACTGCCGGTCTCTGCGATCCCAGCCCGGTAAGGCGGCACTCCATGAGCAGTAATAATTTCATCCCGGTTGTCCTTTCTAAACAACCTGAAAGAAGCATCTTTTGTTTCAACTGACAAAGGTTGAAACTCAATCTTAACATCGCCCGAAGCTCCTTCCCTCGAAGGCACGGTTAAGATAAGTGTAGAGTGTGGATTCTCTGCTAACTCGCTAAAATGATCTTCAATACTTTGCTCTAGTTCAGTCTTCCCGGTTTTTTCATCAATCTCGCCGGGATCGTAATCCCCGGTAATAAATACAGCGTAGGCCGGGACCCCGAAGTTATCAAAAAAACTCAAGTTGTAATCACGCCTGGACATGTCACCATGGACAGCACCAAGGGCAGGGATGATATCAGCGATCCCGTAGTAATCACTTCTTTGAGAATACATCGAATTCCAAATTATCTCGGAAGCTCTACGCTCTGGGTCCAAGCTCCCAAGTGGACGCTCCTCTCCAGTCATTAAATCAATATCAACTTCAGCCCCGATAACTTTAAAATATCGCTTCTTGTTTGCCCGGCGCTGCATGATCTTGTTCCCGCCTACATGTACTCGCAACGTATGAGCAGGAACATGGAATAAACCTACTGGTTCTCCATCGTGGTGGTAGTCTTCACGCACTAACTCCAAGGCCCCGTAACTTATGACCTCAATATCATACTGATGCTGATAAAGAGTGTGAATAAAACCGGACTGATCATTGATAAAAACTTCCAGTCGCTCTTTTTGTTCAGGCGAGGGATTCTCAACCAAAGGAACAAGCATCCACCCGAGTCCTGCGGTATCTCTGGCTTTCACCTGACAACACCGGGCATGGTAGGCATTGATCTCGATAATGCCCGCCAGAATCTCCGGACTATAAAGCGGTTGGACTAACTTCTCACTGACATAAGAATCGCGGAACCTATCAATCGGCATCTGCCGAGAGGTTTCACCTTCTTTCTTGGCTGCGTATTGGTCGAGCACGTCCCCTCGGATTGAGCGCCCGTCCTTGGTCACAACACAGAAAGGCTCTCTTTTAAGCGAAGGCTTACCCTTCGCCCGCTGTTCACGCTTATAATTACGCTGGTATTCACGACTTTTCTCTGGATCTTTATGCGGCACTATTATCGCCTCCTTTTACTTTTGACGCTTGCTGCTCTGGCTGGAGCTCTCCGTTTATGCTTGGTCATGCAATTTATAGCTTGAGTAAAGGCATCAAACTGGTCGTCTGATAGTCCCCATGGTGCCGTTGCACATTCTTCGATGAAATCTTCCACCCAGGGATAAAGCGCCGGGTGAGGAATAAATACATTCCCGGCCTCAACTTCATGACTGATTGCGTGCCCCCTTGCCTCCTTGTTCCCTTCCGGTTTAACTCCAATAATGCCAGAAATTTTGTTCTGCAAAGCCTGCATAACTGCGGGACCGTTTGCTGCGAATTCTACCCATTTCGGCCCCGTTTGCGGCCACTTTGCACATAAACTTTCAAAAGCCCTTAGCGTTCCCGGAAAATCTAACTTCTCCCTAACTATATCAAGCAAGTAAAAGTTTGCTCCCAATTGTCCGAACACTTCACCGACCACATAACTTCGTCCGGCCTCGTTGCCCATAAATGTCATGTCCCAACTCTGGATAATCCGATCGAAATTGGTCGGTAATTCTACGGGCTTAAATTCGACAACCTTCCCCTTGACTTCTTCATCGTTTGATGGCATAAAAACCGCAATTGGTTTAAATTGTTTCGATTTTCCAGTCGGAACCCAGTACTGCCACCAGTGACGCTTGAGTATCGCTCCACCACTCGGAGCTGGGCGCTGTTGATAAAGTGCTGTCCAAGCTCTACTCCCGATTTCTTTCTTTCTTTGTTCGCCCCAAGCTTTATCAAAACCGTACGAAGGCCAGAGAAAATCTCCTTTCTTTCGGCCTATCGGGTCATCGTCATCTTCACACTCACAGGGCAAGCTAACAACCGACCATTCGTCGCCTTCGTTCTCCAATAATCTCCCGGCCAGGTCATCCTCATGCCAGCGGGTTACGATAACGATAATTGACGCATCCGGCTGCAAACGAGTAAGCATCGAGTTTCGGTATTCGTTCCACAAGTTTTCGCGGTAACTTATGCTATCTGCTTCTTTCCTGCTTTTGATCGGGTCATCAATAATGAGCAAATCCGCACCTTCACCCGTGATCCCGGAGCCGACCCCCACGCTTTTCATTCCGCCTCTATGGCCTTCAATTTCCCAAATAGTTTGAGAACTTGTGCTTCTCGATAACCGGACTCCGAATATTTTTTGCCCAAATTCGGCTATTTTATTCTTGTTGGCGCGGCCGAATTTTTGTGCTAAATCTTGACTATAGCTGACTACAATTACTCGGCGATCGGGGTCTTTCCCGATAAAGTAACTCGGAAGCGTTTCTGTTACGGTCATCGATTTACTGTGCCGTGGAGGCATCAGCAGCATCATTTTCCTGATTTCGCCAAGCTCAACCTGTCTTAACTTCTGACAAATATATTCGGTATGCTTCGCGTGCCGGTATCTCCCCCGATGCACTAGCTCAAGATAGAAGCTATAATCAATCTTTGCTAAATCTTTCCGTAAAGCTTGATCTGAAATGTTGTTTAATAGATTCGGCAACGCCAGGATCTCTGACGAGTTCCCTGATGAGTAGTCCATGTTCTCCATCCCGTTCGCCTCCTGGCATATCAGTCGGCTCTCCAAGCGCAAGGCGACCAATCCGCTGCAGTCTTTCCAGCGCTCTGCTCAAGTTCTCCATCTGACTCAAGGCCATTGCTTGAAGCTCTGCGTCTTCTTCCCCCCTGGCACTTGCTTCAGCTTCGCTCCGTTTCAGGCGATTATTTGCGTTGATAAAGTGAATCTTCAAGTGGTTAACCCCTATATCGGCGAGCCTGAATATTTGAGCGTCAAACTCCGATGATTTGCCTGCAAGGATATCTGTTTTAGATTCCATACGTTTGCGTTCCAGTGTTGCTCTAAAAATGTTCTTTTCTGTCGCCCAGTCATCTGCGGCCGAACGCTTACGAATGGTTGATTCTGATATATTGTGCATATCTGAAAGAGTCTGAAGCGTTGGAAACATAATGTTCCCATCCCCGTCCATAATTCCTTCAACATATTGTTGTTTTACTAAGTCCCAATCGTGTCTTTTCCCCATGAAAAATAACCTCCATTTACATGGTTTACAGCTTGGTTATATATTGAGCCTTGCTGTACTTGCGTTCCTGTGCCATCATCTTCAAGAAATCTTCTTTATTAAAATCGGTGAGCCTGAATATTTCTTCTTCTTTCATGCCAAGTTGTTGACTGATTTCTTTGGTTGTTTTCCCATTATCGAGCAACTGTTTTACGATAGCTTTCATCGGTCCAAGCAAGTGCGTTCCTCTCGCCCGGTTGTGAGTTACAGTCCCGTAGATATTTTTATCTTCGTCGTCAGCATGATCAACAAAAACGACCGGGACTTTTCCTCTGAGAATATTTTTAAGCGGTTCTTCGCCTGCGACCATCCAACGATGGAAACCGTCAATGATAGTATAGTCCGGTCTTGCTACAATAGGCTGCGTAAATCCGTTTGTCAGAATTGACTGTTTGAGCAGCTCTAAATTCTGACGTGGAACCTTGTTCGGGTTATAGTTGTTCGGTTTTAATTTATCTCGGTCAACGATCTGCACGTTCTTGAGCGGTTTTAAGATATCCTTTTCCTCGACCTTAGTTTCTTCAGTCATAACATGACCTCCTTAATCTTTCTCCGTGATGTCTTTTTCCAGAGAAGCGTGCTTTTCTTCCTGCATGTCTTTTCGATGTTTCGGTATATCGATCATCATTGCTCTCATTTTACGAAGCTTGGGGTCGCCGGCGAGCAGAGTTTCGTAAACTTCTCTCCAGTGGTAAGGCTTCAAGAACTCCATATATTGCATAACGATGTTCTTCCGATATTTAGCAGCAACATCACGCTTCGCCGGAGTATCAAAATAACGAGGAATATCGTTTAACATCACCAAAGCCAGGGCGCGGTAATCCTTGTTATCGCTTTGATTGCCCTCCATCTCCCGGCGTTTCTTGGTATGACGCTTAAACATTTCGGAATCCCAATACATTGCAGCGAGATAAGCGCCCGGTTCCCGGCGAGTAATTCTGTCCATCAAGTCCGGATAATATTCATTTAACCGAACTAAAGAGCCGGCCGTGTCCGTGCTAAAGAATTGTGAGATTCTAAGTTCTTTTTTGCTGCGTCCAATCTGCCACATATGAACGTATGCTTCCGGAAAATCAATTTTGTTTTCTAAAAGATAAAGCCAAACATCGCTATCGCGCCAGTCATAAATAGGCCAAATAATATTCTCTTTCGTAATATTGTGCTTCGCTTTAGTGAACCCAACATAGTAATAAAGCCTCTGCACCGACTCCGCTACACGAATACCGATAAGCGTAATCCCGTCCTTAAAGATTCTTGAACAAAAGTCCTGATAAGCGTCTTTACGTGGTTGCAATAACGGGTGACTGCGTATCGCAAAATCGGGTGGTTGCCTGACCCAGCGGTCTTTTAAATACCGATCAAAGCAAATGAACGTTTCTTCGGTCTCAAGGCTGCGAAAACAGTTATAATGTTTAACCTCGATAGCATACCAATCGAACTTGGCGCCGACCTTCAAGAACTTCTCTCTCCATTCGAGGACGGTTTGTTCTAAGCAGGGATAAATAGCTTCCTCATCAATAAAGTAGCAGGTTAGCTGTTTAGGGTCAATTTTGCCCTGACGAATTAACTGGTAAACAATATGTGCCATACAGAGTGTATCTTTGCCCCCTGAAAATGCGAGGTAAATAGGCAGTCCGTTTTTAAATACATTCAAAGTGCGTCTTTTAGCAGCCTCCACGACATCAATATTGGCCTCTATTCGCTTAATACCACCCATGGGTTAGCCCTCCGTTTCTACCCAAACTACACCACCGCAATGCGGACAATGAATAGCTTTCATATTATCCGGTATGCCTTCATCTTCTTTGAATTCTTCCGTGCTTCCTCCCTTAACCTTATTTTCGTTGCCCAAAATACGTTTCATATCGTCCTCGTCCAATTTCCCATATTGCGAAAGGTCTTGAGTGATTTCACTTGATTCTTTCATCAGGTTCTCCAGAATTTCTGTATCGTAGCCCGGGATATCAAGGTCGTCTTTCAGGATACGCAAAATTTCGTCCACGGTATCGAAGTCATCGCCACCAAGATCATAGATTCGATTGTCCGAAAGCATTAGTTTGTATTTTTCGTTTTCGGTCAATCCATTGAGCTGCATGACTTTTGCTTTCTCCCAACCGGCTTCGCGCATCGCCATAACCAGACCGTTTCCAGCCAGAATGGTCAGATTCTCATCTACTACGGCCGGACGTAACTGCCCAAATAGCTCTAAACTGCGGGCGAGTTCCTGTATTTGATATTGCCCGTGAACTCGAACGTTCTTTTCCGGGTGAACCAACTTTTTAATCTTTTCCGTGTAATCCCTGGTCGTTAAACGGTCTTTCAGTTCTTTTTTACTCATGTTTCGTTCCTCCTTGGAACAGTATTTTTGTTGATGTATTTTTGTGCTGAAGTAATCCCGTAATCAGCCGCTTCGATAACAAGCTCGGGTTGAACTTGACAGGTTTCCAACCATCCTTGTTCATGGTTTTTAGTCCCAGGTCTTGCCGGCCAAGGACCGGTTCCAACACGCCAGCCACGAGGCCACTCATAGATCGGTGGCAAAGGAAGATTGTAATGTTTTACTAGTGCTAAAACTTGTTCGTGGCTCCAATCTGCGATCGGGCTATACCGCCTAATTCCTCTTTTGTTAGTATAAATATTGTTTTCACCTGAAAAGTTCCCGTCCGCTTTCCTACGTCCCAGTAGAATAAAGCTAAGTTTATGTTTCCTGAAATATCTCTCCTGAACCGTATGTTGAACAATCTTATACCACTTACCGAGGACGTTTGCTTTCTGAGGGAAAAGCATTCCCTGATTTTCGGAAAGCCATCTCATATCATGTTCTGTTCGCATTATCTCTAAACCCGGGGGAGCAAACTTTCTTATCCATTCTTCGAATTTGCGAAACTCTAGCTGACTCAAGGCGAGGACACAGTTTTGTATCCCCGCCGCTTCCGATACGTAACCGAGGGCGATTGAGTCCTTTCCACCTGACCACCCGTAAGCGGCCATCTTCCCCTCGACAGTACTTTTGATGTTTTCAACAGTTCTATCAACAAGATTATCGATCTCTTGTTTAGTGACAACTTCATCTATCTGCGCGTAAGCTTTGACCCAATCTTCATGTTCTGCCCTCTGTTTACGTGGGATCATTTAATTCGCTCCTTATTGTTTCTGGAATTTGGTCATCAACATCGTTATTCCACCAGAAAGACCGATTACCAACAACGATCCAGCAATGCTCCAGTTCACAAGCCCGTTAAAGTTACCATATCCGAAAATAGGGACTCCTACAAATAAAGCCGAAGCAATCCCCCAGAACACGCCTTTCTCGGATATTTTTACCTGTGGTTTTAATAAAGAAATAACTGTCGGTGCAAGCACGACAGCCCTCAATATACCGTAAAACAGAAATAAATAGAGAATTTGCATTCCCGGCAGATTGGCAATTACCAAGGCGATAACCGCCAGGACAATCATCGACACTCGTCCTCTATAGGTTGCTTTTTCCTTCAGTGAAAAGTCATGTCCTACAATTGAAGCTATTGCGCACAAATTACTATCAAGCGTAGAGACAAGCCCGCACATGATCATGTAGGTAAAGGCAACAACCGCCCAAATAGGCAGGTATGCGACAACAACTTCAAGGTTAACCCATTGTGGATTATCGATCTGCATACCCGTTCCTGCTGCTGCGAATCCCAGCATTGACATGGTTAAAGGGACAAGTCCGAAAATAAAAGCACCGAGGATAAAAGACTTCTTGATCGCATCTTTCTTTAGAGCAAAAGAACGCTGCCAGAAAGATTGATCCCCGAACGGTCCTGCGATTAAACCTATTGTGGTAGCTATCCCGAAAGAGTAGAACACGGTTGCCCCATCACCGCTAAAGATGCTGGTGTAAGTACCGGTATAGCCACCGATTCCATCAATAACGGTCTGAAAGCCACCGGCCTGCGACACAGCCCATGGCGCTAAAGTGAAACCAACCACAAGGATTAGTACCATTTGCGCATAATCTGTTATGACCGAAGCTTTCAAGCCTGACCACAATGAGTAACTAATCGCGATCCCAGCCATGGTTAAAGTTATCCAAATAAATGGTATCCCGGTAAGTAGAGAAAGTATCCCTGCCCCCGCTAGTAATTGCACTGCGAAAGAACAGACAGCTAATCCTCCGAGTTCGATAACATAAAGATTTCGGACTCGTTTAGAATACCTCTCCGTCATATAATCCGACAGTGTGTAGCCGTTAGGAACGAGATCCCGAATTCTCACCGCAAAGTATGCAAAGATTATCAAACATAAGATATTGGGCACAGTAAACCAAAACAATCCCGCTATTCCTTCCGTAAATGCTTTTTGCGCGGCTACAAATAAAGCCGGCGCCCAAATCCAGGTAGCAGCGATTGAAGTTGCGCCCTTCCACGCCCCGATTTCCCTGTTTGCGACCAAGAAGAACTCCTTTGTCCTCGTTTTACCGATAGATGTAGCCCAGGTAAGCAAAAGAACAAAAGCAAAATAGGTCGCTAATAATAAAACACCTTGAATCTGAGTGAAAATCTGCATTAGTTTCTCTCCTTTGGCATGATTAGCCGAGTTTTTGGCATGATTAGCCAGTTTAATATGTAAAAGCGCTTTCGATGACCAGTCGAACACGCGAACATCAGCAACTCAAGGTAAAAGGACAAAATAAAAGGCGTAACTCGCAAATGGAGTTACGCCAAGTGTGGAGGTAACAATGAACAGCTTACTTAAATTATAACGCTTTTCCATTTTTTGTGCAACTCCCTTGCCTGTAATTATAAACGCAGGTTGCACGTATTGTCAAACCCATAATGTCAAACCCTTAGAAAAGAGTCATTTGAGCTTTAATTTCTCCAGAAAGAATATAGTCCGCAAGCTCTTTGTAGGTGATTATTCCTTCTCGAGTTATTTCATCTCCTTCCCGATCTTCAATTCGGCACAGGAATCCTTTCTGATAAGTTTGTATATTATCGCAGCTTACTCCACCGCCATAACTTCCACCCTGTCCGACAGCATCTTTAACAGCCTGTTCGGGACTCTCGTAACCGAGCTTTTCCCAATCCTCAGTAGTTCGGATGATATAATCGTTTGCAATTCTTTTAACGATTTTCTTTATAAACATTACCCGGTCGTCGATACTGAGCTTCGTGGTCGGTTCTTTTTCTTTAACCATATTCGCAGCTGCGCTCATGCCGGTTTCTTTTCTTTCGCTCCTTGATGATTGATATTTTTTAACATGATCTTCGCAAACTTCGATATGGCTACCGTAACCACCGGGCAATTTACGGTCAACCACAAACTCCGCTTTCTTGCCGCAACCGTACCAGCAATCTTTACCGATTGACGCTCTGAATTCTTCGATCGGATGAATTGTCGCTTTGCCCATTATTATTATCCTCCTTAAAAGGTCTTTTCGTGTAATCGTCCAGTGTTTCCAAGAACTCCTTATCTATAGCCTCAAGCAATCCGGATAAGTGAATAGCTACCCTTACTAAACCATTTGTATTGAGGAAAAGCTCTTTTTCAATTTCTTTTCCAATCTTTCCAGCAAAAGAGCGTGCTATATATCTCTGTTGACTTCTTCCAAGCGATTCGAACTTTCTTTGGATTTCTTTCGGCAATTGCTCGTAAACGTCCCTGAAAGTAACCTTGAGCTGGTAAACGATTGGATTGTAACTGGGATCCAACTTATGAATTCTGCTCATCATTATCTCCTTTCCGCAGGGATTCCAGCAATCGTTTCACTTCCTCCCGGTCATGGACGACAACGGAAACACACCCTGCTTGCTCAAGCTTTTTTAAAGTTTCTTCCTGCAGTTTTGTCGCTTTCTTTCCCGGACACTTGGCTTCTAAAGCAAGAACCCAGGCGCCACCGTTCTTTCTTTTTTCGAAATAGAAAATATCGGGCAGCCCCGCTTTTGCTGAAAAAGCGCCACCGTGCACTTTCCAATGAAAGCCCGGTTGCTTGTTCAGGTAACCGATGATCGCTTTTACGATGCTCTTTTCTGTCGGTTTTTGAAAGCTAAAGCTATCTTTGTCCGCTTTCTTTTTCTTTTTCGAGGACTCGGCCGGAAAAAAGGTTACTTTGCCGGAAAAAAAGGTTACTTTCCCGTCCTTAATTATGTACATTTAAACATCTCCTTTCTTTTCTTACGGGATCTTCGATCAACCTGAATTCCGAGTCCAATGACTCCCGGTGATATCTTTTAAAAAACCATGTCCCCTTATACCAAACAGGAACGTGTTTGTAATGCAGGTTCGGTGGTATTAGCATCGGGCGACTATCTCTCCATTGAAACATTATCACTTCCACCTTCTTTCAATTCTTGAAAATCGAGCTCTTCCACATCTACCGCTAACTTACTGCAAAAGTCCTCTACTATTGAGAGGGTTGTATTCTTTTGAAAATCATTAGCTCCTTCAATTTGAACGGTCATAATTGTTTTACCTGTCGATGATAATAATCCCTCTTGCACCTCAATGGTAATTTTAATATCGTTCATGATATCCTCCTTATTTATTTCTCTTTGAGAGACAGTCCGTGAACTTTAACGAGTTCGAGCGCTTGCTGTTCGCTGAAGCCTCGTTCGATTAACGACTCGTAATAAGAACGATTTACAACCGATATAGAATTGGTAACCTCAATAAGATACCTAGAGCCTTCTTTCAACTGATCCACAGCTTCTTTCAGCCTGCGTGTTTTTCATCCATGCTGTCTCCTCCTCGTTAACTATGTTAGCTGTTTTCCAAAATAACCAGTAAAGCGATTATAAGTATCAACAGAAACCACATTTTTATAATATGCGGTCCTAAAACATCAACGATTTTACTCCATATGGTTTCAATACCGTCCGCCAAATACTTATATATTTCATAGTCGTTCACACATATCAGCCTCCTCTGCATTCATTAATCGCACCTACCTTTCCACCAGTGTTGGGTTATTTTATCATGCTCTTCAACCATTCCTGCTATAATCAAGATAATTGATGTTCTTCCACACACATTGAATCATAGAAAAATGTGTATCGTTTCATTCATTCCCCTTCCTCCTTTAAATATACCGTCAATGGTTCAGTAACAACCTTTAAGTGTTTCTCCGGATCAGGAACTCTCTTGGTTCCATAAGGCGTTTTAACATCTGCCCAGTTCGCACCAACCCTGCGGATTATTGAAGTGTTGCCCGGTGTTGGCTCGCTACCCCAATTACATTTAAATTGAACTATATCGCCTCGCTTCATATTCACCATCCCTTCATCCAAGCATCATGTATTTCTTTATCTAAGTCCTCATTCGGATTCGATTTCGGATTCGATTTCGCTGCGCTCAGCATCTCCCTATTCCTATAACTTTTTGTTGATGGAGCGTTTAGATGCTCCTCGCATTTTTTATCGAATTCACGCTGGCACTTTTCGCAAAGGTAAGTTTCTGTTATCGGCAGGAACCTACATTCCGTTTTATCGAAGTCTTCTCTACAGAGAACACACATTATTTTATCGATCATTGTTTAACCTCCCTATCTATAGTTCTCAAAAGTTCCGATGGGAGTACATAGTGAGTAAAGGTTTTTATTGGTTCTTCCGAGCCTTTCTTATACAGATAAACACAGTCAACATCTTCCCACAATTCGTATTCTTCCGGTAAATGAAAGTTTGGTTTTACTTTCCACATTTTACTCAACCTCCTATACAAATAGTGTTGCAATATAAAACAACCCAAACACTACAAGACTGATAATCGGTCCGAACGCATATAGCATAATCACACCTCCTCGTATTTTCATTAAATCGGAAAATGATTTGATCTCTTTCATTTCACCTCCCTAATTATTTTTAATGATTGGCAGCATAAGATAGTAATATCCCGGCCACTTAAAAACTAAAGCTCCACGTTCTCCGTGAAGCTCGAACTTAATATCTTCTTGTCCTTCATCTATCACCTCCAAGACATCGAGCAAGTATCGAGCGTCACAGATAATATTAACGGGATCTCCCGTCCACGGCATTTCGATTGATTCTTCCATGCCACCGAGTTCGCCCTCAGCTTTCAATGAAAAACCTTGTCCGTCGTCACTTTCCCCAAAAATCATAGTAACCGGTTTCTTTTTATCCCGGCCTTCGACCATGATTATCGCTCTCTGTAGGGCATCTTTTAAGCTCGTAACATCGGGCTGTAAGACCTGGGTCTGATGTTCCTTAGGGATAACTCCACTTACGTCCGGAAACTTAGCATCAATTAAAAGCGAAGTGATTGAGCAAACACTATCGGAGAACGTTATCGCAGGATCCGACCATGAGATTGTTATATTTCGGCCTTTTATATTTCGAGCGACCTGTTTTATAGCTTCGATAGGGATAAGCTTCGCAGATTCTTCATCAATTCCTTCCATCTCACAATCGGTAAAAGCAAGCCTGTAAATATCGGACGCCATCATTCTTTTTCCATCGAAAACTACGCACCCCCACGGTATTACACCTTCCTGCCCGGAAGCAAACATTACTTCCGTTAAACCATTTTTAAATGCTGTGTTTTCAAGTTTCACCAAACCTTTTTCTTCCTCGGTGTTTAAACGTGGAAAGTCGTCGGCTTTTAACCCAAACAGCGTAAACTTCGCTGTCCCTCCGCGTACGTAAACTTTCAACTCCTCGATTTCAATCTCTACGGTTTCGCTGCTCAAGTTTTTTACTATCTGTAACAACTTGGCCGGCAGCAATATCTGTCCTTGTTTTTCTTTACACCCGTAATAAAGATCAAACACAGTTGAGGTCAAAAGGTTGTTGGTTGTAACCTTCGTTTTATTTTCTTCAATCTCGAATAAAAAGTAGCTGAGATTTTCCAGTAGATTTGTCTTTGGTAAGCTGCCCGATACGGTCGTTAAAGCGCTCACTAACTCTCGTTTCGGAATTTCGATTTTCATTGTTCACCCTCCAGTAATTTAATTTGTAACCATGTAACCGTGTAACCGGTAAAAACACCATGTGTATATTTATGTAATGAACGTACTTTTATATATTGATTTAGATTGCACTTGTGCATAGTATAGTACTATGGTTACAATGGTTACTATGGTTACAATGTATATATAGCCCCTATTTTAAAGGGTTTTTTCTGTAACCAACTTGTTACCAAAATAGCCATTGTAACCGGTAAAACTCTCAATTTTCCAGAATATTGCATATCCCACTTTTGGGAAAGATAGCCTTTTGTGTTATATTTCATCAATAACTCCTTCCATATCCAATTTCGAGCTAAGTTTTGGTTACAATGGTTACATCATTTATTCCAATATTTATCATTCAAGGGGTCATCTTCCTCATGATATTCATCGCCGTTTTCTGGAATTTCAAGCTCGTAAAATCTAGAAACAACATCTCCGATTCGCTTAACTTTCGCATACCGACCTTCCTTATCTGGCAATTTCAGGTAACCCTTCTCGGTGAAATTCTGTAAGGTTGAACGATAATTAAAACCCTGTTTTTCTAAAGCGTCCTTCATTATCGTGGGGAAAATATAATACTTAAATGACTCGTAAAAACCAAAACGAGGTTCTCTGGCATCATCAGTAAATTGTTTAGGGTTAGATTTTATCCAATCCTGCAAAAACTCCCAAGCCCTTTCTCCGGCATCGGCCTCACTGGCTCGAATCAGTTTTTCTGCAATCTCCATCGCCATATCTAACGAAGCTCCGCGTGCTTCGTCTTTGCTTGCTTCGGGATTAAATAACAACTGCTCAATTAACGTGTCCGCTATACAAATTACCGACAAGGCCGAAATATGAGTCTGCAGGTATTCTTCCTTATTAGAATTTAAATGCTCGGTTAAGAATTGTAAGAACCACTTGTGCTGATCCCTTAATTCGTCGCCTTTCATTTTAATAATCTCTTTAATAAACGCTGGCCCAGCTGCACCGTAACTGCCTAATGCGTGAGCTTTTTGTGCCTCGATCTCGTTATCAAATGGAGCGCCGTAAACTTCAAGCACCCGGGAATGAACTCCTGAATAAGAACCTTGATGCGTTAACGGTTCCTCTCCGGTCGTCAAAACTATCGTTCGCCAGGATTGTGTGGCCTGTAAACCACCTTGTTTCGCACCACGAATCTTACCTGTGCCAAGAGCGAGCATATACATTAAGTTATCCGAGAAATCCGTATGTGTATTGACCTGTCTTTCATCGACTCCAAGCGGTAAATCCCTGAAAAAACCAGCAAGTCTCTCAATCCCAACTTTTGTGGTAAAGAACGAAGCCATAAGTGAATCAGGTTCGCCCCAGGCCGATAAAGCTGCTTTCAAAGCAGCGGTCTTTCCTGAACGTGTTTTGCCCCAATTGTGAACAATGAATATTCTGTGCCCAATAATCCTCAAAAGCGGAGCCGCGAAACTGGCCGCAAGTATAAACCTAAAGATCGGATTTTTTCTGAACGGGGCAACCGTAGTTATCCAATCTTCAAGCGTCCCAGCTTCGTGGTAACCCTCAAGCCATTGACGCGTGGAGTCATCTACATCAATTACAAGGTCTTCATTGTGTCCTGGAATGAACTGCTTACCGTGCCAGCCTAACTGGCTTACACAAGTCGCTCTTTGTAAAATGTCGATATTTTCTGCCTCTAAAGAGGACAAAAATTTAACCAGCATACGGGCATTTTCACTCGTTGCCGTAACTCCATATTCTGCTAATATGGGAATTGATTTAGCTTGGAATACCGTCGTTCGCTGAGTGATTATACTCTGCCACTTTCCATCTCGTCTAAAAGCTACCTCGATTTTCTCTTGCCCGGTCTCCGCTGAAGTGAGTCTTCTGACTATCAAAATAGGTGTTCGACATACACATACTGGATGCCCGGTCTTTTCATCTATCACATAAATACCATCTTTCGTGAAACGCCAGTTCGAAACTTGCCTTAACTGAACCGGAGCATCGCTTATTACATCTTCGGGCTTGCCGGCCACTTGCTGATAGTCGATTTCTTCAGCTATCGAAAGAGCTTTTTCCCAATGTTCTTTGAAATCATCCGGACTCTTACAGTGCAGCTCTGATGGATCCTTCGCACTTATTAAAGTTAAGACCTTAACGTCGCCCTTCTCCCATGGTGGGTTCGCTTGATGAAGCGCTTCGCATATTTTACGGACAAAAGTTTCTCCGCCCGCATCTTCCTCCCGGAAGATATAAATATTAAGCCCTCTCATATACTCTACCCACCCAGGTTGGAATACCGATGCTCCAGGAACTCCCAAAGCATGGAATCCGTGATACCATAATGTATGACAATCACTTTCTCCTTCAACAATAACCACGTAACCAGCCTCACGTACTTTCGGTAATCTCCATAGGCCGTAAAGCGAAACCTTGCTGCCTCGAGTCCAGGTGAAACGTGGACCTGACCCCGAATCACCATAACGCTGTCGGTTACTTATTGCATTTCCGCTCTCGTCGAGATATGGAATAGAAATGCCCGTTTTAGAGTTTTGGATTTTAAGTTCTTTCAAAAACTCAACAGGTAACTTCTTGGCTTTTGCATAATCCTCAAGTGTGTATTTCCGAGGTTTGTTTTTAATCCCGGCTCTTTCATTTAATATCTTCAAAGCTTCGGCGTTCGTTATTTGCATGTATTCTTGGAGGAAAGTTTGCGCGTTACCTTTCTTATCGCACCCGTAACACTTCCACTGACCCGTTTGAACACTTGCCGTAAAACTCGGGTCAGTGTCATTGTGCAGCGGACACAAACCTTTCAGCTCATCTCCACTGATTGATGGTTCTTTTATAAATTCAGAGTAAAACTCTGCCCAATTAATCTTTTCGTCATATTCTGCCACCTTGCTACCTCCTTTACTGAGAATGAAAATGGGAGTAAAGCGAGGAGCAACCACTCTTGATTACTCCCCGTTTACAGGGATACTCCCACTGTTCGAGGGAACGATTAAACTTGCTTCCCTTTAAATTCAACGCCATCAACGTCGAACGTATCGCTACCGTTTTCTTTGCCCTCAACTTCTTCGATAGAAATACCAGCAGCAAGGTCTTTAATTGCCAGCGAGTAATCTTTCATTTCGCCAGTTGTCTTTTCGTCAAGCTGCCCAATTACACTCCAGTTCACCTGCGAATACTCAATGCCGCTTTTGTTAGTAGCTTTCTTAAGTTTTGCTTTTACAATCAACTGGTAAGAACGCTTGGACTTTTGCAGTACCGACCGGGAAATAAAGTTACTGAAATTACCCAGTGATGTCGGAGGTAAGCTAATTAGGATCGGGAATATTTCATCTTTGCGGAGAATGTAAATTCGCCTGCGATTTTGACAGGCTTTACCTACACCATCGCGCCCGGTTCCCCATTCGTTCATCGGGCAAGTCTTGCAATTACCACCCGGTTCTCCGGTTCCTAATTTACCATCCATACTTGAGCAGTCAGGTGGTTCGTTACCGCCCGTGTATTCTTCAGCCCAGTAAGCATTAACCGGGTGATGATGGACTATCACGCCTTCGATCTCCTTTACAATATCCGGCTCGTCATCATCACCGGGAACTTCAAATCCAAGCCCTCCACCGCTTGGAATTTTAATATGAGTGAACGAAAACTGCAGTCCGTCCATTTCCTCCAAAACATCTTGCTGGTTTAAAACCTGTGGCACCTTGATATCTTTTACTACTGCCAACTCTTTCTTTTCAACCATTCTTTAATTCCTCCTTTAAGATTTCTTTCTCACTACAACTTGCTCCCTTTGGTGAACGCTTACGAGTCCCTCCAACCACTCCGGTATTTGATCATTGTTTTCTGCTACCTGCTCCTTGATAAACGCTTTCAAGGTTTGCGGGTGCACCGTTTCCTGTATAATATCTTCAAAACCATTTGCCCGGAGCGTTTCAATTAACACCTCCCTTCTATCAGCAGCGACGCTCGGATGAAGATCGGTTCTAATGTAAAATGATTTATTTCGCCTGTCGAACCGAGGAACTTCTGCATTTACCATCTCTGCTACAAGATGCTCATTCACGCTTTCTATTTCAGCGTTGATTTCTTTCAGTGACAGTTCTAACTTAGCTTTTGTTTCTCGTAGCTCGTCCAAGCGATCGGCCAAAACAAGCATATCATCCGTCAAAGTCACACACCTCCTTGAGCAATTTTGCAAGCATAATTAAAAGCGGTTCCTTGCACTCATTAGGAACGCAAGCAAATCCTTCGGCCTTGATTGTTGCTTCGCTATCGGATACTGGTTGAGTCGAGAATCCGATAAGTACGAATTTATCGTAGCCCATAATCTTCTTGTGGTTATTCGCTTGATGAAGCTTTACGCAAGCTTCTGCGTTTTCGAGCTGCTCAACGTCCATTTCCAATTTTCTCCTCTCTTGGGCAATATCCAAGCCCTCTGTGTGCTGAATCCATAAGCTCCAAAACAAATCTCAGTTCTCTTTCTTCGTCACAGTTTAAATTATCCTGTGTCAAACGTTGTTGTAAGTTTTTAATCAAATGATCCCAACGAGAATTTTGATTGAGATAAGCCTCTTTATAAATATCACTCAATGTTACCACTCCCACTACTTGAGATATGCCCGCCAGTTATCTACCACATCATCAGCAATCGATTTCTTTTCGGCGAGCGCTTTGTATATCTTTTCATCAACCGTATTTTGAACAATCAAATGAATATGATTAACTACATTTCGTTGTCCGATACGATGCAACCTTGCTCGACATTGGTCGTAATTTGCGTAATTGAAATCGGCTGAGTAAAATATGGACGTGCTTGCAGCGTGCAGCGTGATTCCAAGCCCGGCCGTTTGTATCTGCGCTATAAAAACCTTGCAATCAGGATCAGTTTGAAATTCGAGGACTTTATCTCCGCGTGTAGGCTCTGTTTTAGAGTTCGTAGGAACTGAACCCATGATATAGGCATGTTTAAAATCACCGACACCGAAATCGTTTTCTTCGAGCATGTTTATTATAGCATTTATCTCTGGAATGAATCTGGCAAATATAACAACTTTCTTCCCTGATTGCAAAATATCTGCCACGGTTTCTTTTAATAGATTTAATTTAGCAGAGCTAATTTGAACTGAGCCTGATTCTTCCGTGTTCACAAAACCACCAACCATTTGCTGTAACCTGAGCAACCGGGTAAGAACATTGGAAGCGACTACCTTGTGCTGCCGTTCACTAACTTCAACGTCTTTCATATATTCTTCCATTTCTGCTACACTCAAGTTGACCATCTCACGGTAAGCGCCAAAAGCTTTTGGCTCAAGCTCACAAAAGAGGTTTTGGTCTATCTGCTCTGGCAGGTCAAGTGCTTCTGCTTTTGTTACACGATGAGCAATTGAATGAGCTTTTGTGATGAGCTCATTTTTGTTCTTGTAACCGACCACTTGTTTGTTCTGCCAACCACCCATTTGCGCATATCTATTCCGGAAAGCATAAAAGAACTTTCCGAAAATGTTCGGTTGTAAAAATCGATATTGCGACCAAAAGTCCATCGGAGTCGCCGTTACCGGAGTTCCGGTTAAAATCATCTTGTATTCGGCGTAGTCTCCAATCATGTGCATCCCCTTCGATTGTTTGGTTTTCGGTCCCTTGATTTTTTGTGACTCATCACAAATAACCATGTCCGGTTTCCACTTGAGAATAGCTTGCAGTAAGCCTCTCCGCCACACGGCCTCGTAATTGGTAACAACTACATGCAGTTCATCAAGTTTTTTCGGTTGTAGCTGCTTGATCCTGTTCTGCAGATTCCCAACAAGCGCTTGCAAGTTAAACGGGTAATCAGCGAACTTCTCAAACTCGTATTCCCAGACCGGAATAACCGAAAGCGGAGCGACAATCAGGACTCTTTTAATTTCGCCACGATTCCAACGTGCGCCCACTACTGCTATTGCGCTTAAAGTTTTTCCACAACCCTGCTCATGTAATAACCCTGCGTTTGTAAGTTTAAGGGCAATATTGAAAGCTATAATCTGGTGAGCAAACGGTTCGGCTTTAATCAGCATGGGCTCAAGAGGTTTTGGTTTTTCTTCCTCTTTCATCAAACGTGCCATTTCTTGTGATTCTTCTTGAATCTGTAACGCTACATAAACTTCATTTGTGATCTTAATATTTTGGAAGTCCTGAAGCGCATTCACGGCATCTTTCGTGAGCGGCATCACCCACTCTTTTCTATGCCGATCGAACATTCTTCCGGGAACTTCTTTGATAGCTTCAACTACGTGAGTATCGTAGGGACCCCGATAAACGAGGTCCCCTTTTGATGTTGTAAAAAGCATTCCTGACAATTAAACCACCGCCTCGTCCTCAATCCCTTCACCGACCATTTCTTCCGTCTGGACTTGTTTCCACTTGCTTGCTGGAAATCGAATTAATTTACCGGCAAACTTTTCAGCGTCCAGCCTTTGTTCGTTCGGGAGCTCACGGGCTGCTCTGGTAAAAGCATTCACTACTCCGTAAGCTGTGTTGTCACCTTCGTATTGTTCTTTCACGACGTCTGTAAATTTACTACTGAAATCTCCTTCTTCCGCTAAACGCTTTATTGCATTGAACGGATTTTCTATCTGCTGTTCTTGCATTTTTTGGTATTCGTCCAAAAGACCCTGGCTTGCATCGAGCGATTTTACCATTGCTTCTGCGACCCTGGACTGAAATTCAATCGGGCGCAGGTGAATATGTCTTTGAACAAATGTCCAATCTCTACCCCAACCTCTTAATCCGTTTGAACAAATAAGTCTCCACAATAGCGCTGTCAAGTTAAACGAGGCAGCACCTACTTCAGAATTAACTATATCTGTTCCGATTCTTGAGTAGTCCGGATTTCCATCCGGTAGCGTGCGAAGATTCTTCGTAAGCGTTGGGTAAGATAGTCGTAAGTGGAATCTTCTGTCATCGAGGTAGAAATCATTAATCTCAAAATCATCCTTGTTCTCGCGTAGAATTTTCTCCATAATCTCTCCGACTTGAACATTATCCAGCGGGGCATATTTTGTGCTGACAGCTCCGCGAATCAATGCTTGGTCGGTAAACATTTTTGTTCTCAATCTTATTCTGTCCTCATTTACGTTAGTCCAATAGTTGAAGTGCTGTGCGAAAAGTTCTGGGTCGGCTTCTTTTGCTTTACGGAAATAAGCTGCTGGCATTCCCAATCTTGAAAGCAATTGGTTATCTGCCCAATCCGTGGTGTCGAACACAACTCCATCGAGGTTTTTTTCAGGCGTACCGTTTTCGCTATAAACTTCGTTTGTGTTTTTCAAGGTTATGCGACCGTCATTACGAGCAATTAAGTTACTGGTCTCAACGAAAAAGTCTTTCTTGTGTTCTGCATCTCTGTTTAGTTCATCTAAAACACGGTCAAGTGAATGTTCCTTTAAGCTGTTCATTTGAATACCTCCCTTTCCTTAGATTAGTTTTTCTCTATGTTTTTCACTAACTCCCAAACTAATTTCATTCCAACTCCATACAGTCGAGCAAATTTATCTGCCCGGTCCATCGTCATCCTGCGTTTACCGTGTTCAAGCAAACTAACCAGGGACGGGTCAACACCTAACTCTGCACCCACTTGGTCCAGAGTCAAACCCTTACTTTTTCGCAAATCACTAAGGGTCTTGAACTCCGTCCTTGTTTCCATAAAAACACCTCCTTGCTATCAATATACCAAAAAATTGACAAAATGTCAAACATTTTTGCCACCGACTAATCTTTCCTGTCCATACTTAACACCCTCCCCTGATTTTGCTGCCCCTGCAATCCGGACACCGTTCCATTCTCGGCTCCAAAGCTATAGGACTCTGACAGAGCGCTTGAACTTCTCCTTCGTCATTACAGGTAGGGCATTCCCAAACACCATGTTCCTCAGCGCAAACTGCGCAATATGTTTCCCCTTCTAAGTCATGCTCCATAACATCATCTTCATTTTCGATGTCGTCATCAATATCCCAGGCAGTCAGACCACATTCAGCACACTTTTTCGCATTCGATAAATCTGGGACATTGTAATTACAGTAAGGACAACCGTGACTCTCTGGCATTTCGTCGTCCATTACTCTAAATCTCTTGTGACACTTTGGGCACTTAGCCATTATTAATACCACCTTTCTCTATCCAAGCTTTGACTTTTTCGCTACTACCCCAACACTGACTTGGCGCTTCATTGTAGAGCCATCTAACGATATCAAATAATAGATATCGGTTATGAATATCGGCTTGAGCAAAGGAGCCCATCAAGTCGTTTCTCAAAACCGCTTGCAGGAAACTCCCGGGCTCAATACCATGTTCAATGTATCGCTGCAAACCACCTTTCAGGCCTTCTGGTAAACCGTTGTAATTAATATCCATCATTGTTCTCCTTTCGATATTTATTCATTCAATAATTTAAATTCTAATCCGTAACCCAGAACCATCTGACAAAGTTGCTTGCTGTCAAACCATTGTTCGGCTGTGCCATCACTCATAATTTTGATATAGCCACCAAGATAGTGTTGTGCGATAATAAGACAGCATGTAACAGCAAGGTCGTATGGTTTGTACGCGGTCTTACAAAACGCAAAATACCTTCCATACGGATCGTCTTTTGCGTATTCTTCCGCAAATTCTTTCTCCCAATCTGCAGGTTCGTAAATTCGTGGGAGAGAAAATGTTTCGTGGCTGCAATCTCCGTCGCAAGTTCGATTATTCAGCAATCTCCCGGCGAACCAATTTTGACCGCTGTCACCATCTTTTACATTAACGCCCCCAGCGACGTCCGCCGGCCATGTGATCCCCAGAGGTCGTTGGGCATGATTGCATTCGCTGTTACCATTAAATCTTATACAATCATTATTAATCTCTGGCTCTCCTACACCGAGTCCTCCATACAGAATCACACCGTTTTTTTCAATTTCTTCCACAACCTTTTTAAAGTCAGCGACCACCCTAACAAAAATATGTTCGGGTAGCTCTTTCGAACGTCTCCAGTAATGTGTATAACCCATAACCTCGTCATCCTTTCTTTCTTTAATTTAATAACAAAAGCACATGCGTGGCTGCGTTCGTTAGTGCTTCCTCGAACTCAGCAGAACAATCTCCGTGACCGGAAACTTTATGAACTGTTTCATGTAAAATGATCCTGGTTGTTCCTACGAGTGTATCTAACTCCCTGCGGACGATTAGTATCTCGTCCGTCCTGCGACAATAAGCACCATTTAATCGCCTGTCGCTTGATTCCGGAACGCCCATAAAGTAATTTAAACTATCTACCACTTTAACGGTCCCGCAGGAAGCGTAATTGTTAGAAACAAGAGCAATAGCTCTTGATAGGTTAATCTTTTCAAGTTCGCTCAGCTGGCTTTCACAAATGTATGGTGGTTTCTTTTGAGCTGCTTCCGTTAAAACCTCTACTGCGGTTTTAACTCCGCAGAACTTTAACGCTTCTCGCCACATACTCGGTGCATCGAACGGAGTAAACCCTAAATACTTTGCTTGAGCTGCAGCCTTGTCACTGTCGTTAATCACAGCGGTTTTTCCAAGAACTTTATTAATCGCATATCGCCAGATAGGTTTCTTTAACTGCCAGTGCCATGCTCCAATACTTCTTTCAAAGTCATAAACTTTATCGGTAGAGCGAACCATATTCACTAAACAGAGTTCCGCAACCTTTCTTGAATTTGTCTCGGATATAAAGTCTCGAGCAACCATGCGTAAGGCATCTTTATTCACCATATCCCGATCGCTGCTCATTACTGTATTAGCGTTCTTGTGATCAAGCGAATAACTAAACATTGCATCGTCGATCGTGCCAACCAAACTACCGTTGACAAACACATTTCCTCCCGGCAGCATTATCCGACCATCAAGTGACTTCGGACGATTAAACTTCATAAAGTATTTCTTTCCAGACTCAAGCTCTTCTTTCGAGCAATCGAAAGCAATCAAGGTTCCTTGAATATCTTTCAAACGTCCGTTTGTTTTTTCAATCGTAAAGTGCAACATTTCGGTTTCGTAGTCTTTGTTATAATCAATCGTAGGAATTATAGCTATCCCGTTTGAATAAACTGCTGCGTTTCTTTTCTCTCGAGTAAGAACAAGCAATGCCTGTTTAAGCCCTTTCCCAAAGATACCAATGCTTTCTTCAGATTTATCACTAACACCGAGCGCTAAATGCTTCATCTTTAATCCCGGCCCGTGGTCACGAATTTTTGCTTGTCCTTTATTCCACAATATTTTTCCATCGCATCCGAATTCCGAACGACTGTCCAAGTAGTTTTGGACAATTTCTCTGATTGCCTGCTCCGCTGTCCACTTTTGAACGAAGTCCGGACTAATACCCGTGCAAATCGTTTTCATTTTATTACCTCCTTTGGACGTTTGGAGTTATATATATTTCATCTCTCCGAAAACGTAACCAGTATCAGTTTTTTCTACTTCTGCCCAAATACGTTCATCGTCTCTCTTAAGATGTATTACTATTTCAAACTTGTTGTTATCACCTCCCCTTACCTGCACTTTTTTAATCTCGCCCAATTTCATCTTTAAGAAATACTGCAAATCTTCGCTCAAGAAATCTAAACTCATGTTCACCGCTCCTTTTACCAAAAGTATTCGTGATCGTTGTCAATTAAAAACTCTTCAAGCTCCTGCATTTTCGGTCTTACTTCTTCACTAACTGTCAAAGTCCCATCCCTGTAGTGATAAAGAATATCTCGTAATCTCGCCCACATCTCTTGCTCAGTAGTGAATGTTTTCTTTACGTTCTTTTTGTGAAAACTTGATTCGCAATTCTCATCACAAGCGACACGTTCGCAGCCTTCAAGGGCGTGGATAATGATGCCCTCATTAGTAAGGCCTTCGATTACTTTGAGTTCGGCATCGGACTCACTGCTGGCCTCTTGTAAGAAAGAGTGCAGAGAAGTTTCACCATCAACTTCAACACGTGCACTAACTTTAAATTTCATCTTTTTCTCCTCCTTTAATTGTTAAACACTCCATCCTGCCCACCGTGCGGGGTGAGCAGGTGCAACCTACAGGTAGTAGTCAACGCAGGTGTCGCAGACCTTAGCGGACTCCCACTTATGAGCGAGGTTCATAGCATTCATGATTTCCTCGAACTCATCAATTTCAACATTGTTCAGTTTCTGGGAACCAAGGTCTATCCTCTGTGGTTCAACCATTTTACCACAGACTTCGCATTTAACAGGGTCCAGGATGTTGTGTTCTTTCATTTCAGCACCTCCATTTAGTGTGAACCATAAGCTCCAGCGAACCGCCTCAAACAAGGCGGCTCAAGCAACTTATGCTGTGGGGTGTTTCATGTGAACCATGTCCGGTGCAACCTCGACCAACATGGTAAGAACTTTAAGCGCAAACTCAAGTTGTTGTTGCATCTTAATGGCTTCTTCCAAATTCATGTGAGTTCCGACTGTCGCCAAGGTGAACCGCCCTGACCAGTATTCGACCTTCACAAACAACTGGCGCCGACGTTCATCTTCGAGAAGATGTTCGGGCTGTGTGATGCTCCACCAAAGATGCTTGTTGATTTCAGTAAATCCAAAATGCTCCAGAACCTTAACGATTTGCTCTTCCTGAATACTCATTTTCATTTCAAATACCTCCAATTTAATGTGAGCTGTAAGCTCCAGAAGGCCCACCGTTTCCGATGAGCAGGTGCAGGGTTTAACCTGCGTTCATTTTAAACACCTCCGTTCAAGATTAACAGTTTATGCGTAATACTCTACACATTCGATACAGATTTTAGCGTTCTGCCAATCCTGACCAAGGCCAAGAGTTTCGATAATGTCCTCGAACTTTTCGATCGGTATTTCGTTCAGAACTTTTGTTCCCATGTTTATTTTCTCTTCCGCAACATTTCGACCACATGAATCACACTTGATATTTATCATAGTCTTTTACCTCCCGTAGGTCCGAATTCTTTAAAGATTTCTTGCTCGTTAAACTTACCCATTACCCTGAACTTGTCGTGCGGATAATGATAAGTCAGACCATTAACAATCATTTCTGCTTTCTTAGAAATCCCGAGGTCCACAATCCAGTTGGTACCGGGATCAACTGTGCACAATGTTTCGTAACCGTGAGCGTCCGTTAAGACTTGAACATACTCTGCCATCATTTAACAATCCTCCTCGTAGCACTCTTCTTCACCGTCTGTATCGAAGAATTCCATCATGGTTTGGAGTAAGTTGTTGTAATCTCCGGAGGTCGCTTGATTTTGCATTTTCTCTATCTGCTCTTTCGACCAGCCAGCCTTTCGTGCTGCGTTACGGGCGCGTCCTATAATAGCAAACGCGTTCCCATCTTCACCGACCAATTTCAACTTTGGTTTGGGCTTGTTCATTTTTTCTGTAACGTCCTCGATAATTCCGTGCTTCAGCGTTTCTTCGTTATCAATGTCCTTTTGCGCTAACTCTTGTGCCTGTTCTGCGGTTTCTGCTTGGACTTCCCACTTGTGATGATCACCGGACTCAAAACTTACTGTTACAATAAAGCTTTTCATATCAATTACCTCCTATTATTTATCTACATATTACAAACAATATTCATCTACCTCTCGTTGAAACTGTTTCCCTGCATCACATTCCATGCAAGCATACGTCCGCTCAACCCCGTCCATGTCTTCCGGAATTATAACCACACCCGTATTTTCGCATCTTTCGCAGTAGGACATACCAACGCCAATATTGGGCTTCAAGATATCTTGTTCGGGCTTAATCTTAAAATCTTTATACCCTTGCAATATACTTTGAAGATACCAGGCAGACGGTTGTTTGTAGTGGGAGCTGTTCATGTGGTAAACCATTGCCAGTACATGCTTGTTATGTTCCGGAAGATATACTGCATAATAAAGCCGACCGTAAAGTTTCGGATACCCTTCATAACGGTCAAGTGCTTTTAAACACTTTTTCGTTATCTTCCAAACAGCGCCCTTGACCTCTGACCCGAAGGACGGGATAACGTCTGCCACGTCCCTGAACACGAGCCTGTGGTCTTCAAGAACCGCAAACCCGATAGGCTTCGCCTTCGGACAGCGAGCTTTCATTTGTTCCTTATTTAAGTTTGAGCCGTAAGCGAAATATAGCATTATAATTTCTCCCTTCCGAACAAGATTACTAAGATTTCGGCTTTCTCTAACTCTTGGATAAACTCTTTCGGAGTACTGTAGCTCATTTCGTATTCGTTATAAATCTGACATCTTTGAGATACGCCCTCCATATACTCAACCTTGTTTTCTTGCAAGCAAGCTGAGTTTTTCATATTCTCTACGATTTCCTCGAAACTTAATCCGGTAACTATCTGACCGTTCATTAGTTTTACGACTATCATATTATCTCTGCCTCCCTATTTTAATATTTCTTTGTTCACAAAACGTAATTGCTCGGTAGTGCAATCTTCTGGCTCTTTATCTGGACGATTGCGTAAGTGTGTCGGTTGAACTAACGCTCCGCCTGCGCCTGTATAAAGATACTTGACCTCAATCACTTCACCGATATTCGCTACCGGTTTTCCGATTGTCGAACAACGTCCAACCTCAACCTCATGGCCTTCGTTATCATACAAGGCCAATCGAACCCAATTACCCTGACCGTTACGACCGTTGCCAGGACCACGTTCGATTACAAACACGTCAACCGTATGGGTAATTTTCGCTTTAAGCACATGGTTGACCCGTTCCCCATCAACCAATTTACCGTCCTTATGTTTGAACACTCCACCCTCGACACCGGCTTCGACGATACGCTTCCAGGCATCGCGCTTTTGTGCGGTTCCGGTCCACGTGGGCGACAATCTCACCCAATCGTTTTCCGGGGAAAACTGTATTAGCGGAAAAACCTCCCGGCTCAATGCTGTCCAACGCTCGCGCCAAGGACTATCATACTCAACTTCTGCGAAGTCCCAACCGCTGCATCGTGGCATATCGAACAAATACCATTTGCCATCGACAATCTCGCCCTCAAGCTCAATAAACCCTGTAAAATCTCTTGCTAAAAGCTTTATCTTTTCAACGACCGGAGCAGCGGTTGAACTCACAAGCTCTTCACCTCTGCCACCGATTACTTTAATTTCTCCGTTTACGATGAGCCTGGCTCTAATTCCGTCAATCTTTTGCTGTAAATCCCAGTTGTCATTTGCCAGCCACTCGTCAACCTCATTTAAGTCTATTGAGTTATAACGCATTAACATTATCATTACCTCCCGTTTGATTAAATCAAACGGCCAGCTTACGCTGACGCTTCTTGTAATATTTGATAACATCGTCAAGCACATTGCTTGTGCTCTTGAACTTTAGCATGGTTGTAAACCGCTGCCAGTTGTCAACCTGTCCGTCCTTGCGACTGACAATCTTGCCTCTAAACGTCCGCTCAACCATTGCTTGAGTCAAGCAAACCCAATTGGCGATCTTGGTAAACTCAAGAGTTCCGCTATGGTGACGAAACTCAATCGTGCTGTGAGTGACAAACGAGCGGAAGTTGAGCTTCAAGAACCTTGAGCCCCTGAAGAAATTAACGATCTCTCTTACGCTGTTGCAGCCTTCAATTGCCCGGTTTGCTCGCTCGAGGTCATAAATGTCTCCGAAGTAACTACTGTTACTTTGGCAATATTGGTTGTTATTCCCTCTCCGGCTGTTCGGCATCAGCGAGTCGAGCGTATTTTCAAAGCGTGCGTATATTTTAGCTAAGTCCCGGAAGTTTTGAATGCCAAAATCTTGTGTCCCGTGATGAATGTGAAGCCCGCAAGTACGGTTGACCTCACAATCGCTTTCCTGTAAATCTTCGCATACACTCTTGAGCTGACGCAATCCCTCTGCGCCATCGCTTTCCTGTAAAGCTTCGCATACAATCTTGAGCTGACGCAATCCCTCTGCGCCCTTCAGTATCGGCGATACAATCTCCCGTGCCGTCCGAACGCCACGGTTTCGCTGCGCCATGTTCGGTTTTACCGAGCTATCAGTTACGATTTTCCACCAGGTGCGTGTTTCGTGGTTGTAATTTTCGCAACGAACGTCGATGCCTTTATTGCGAATCCTGCGGGTCAAGCCCTGCACATTCTTGCAAATGAACTCAATCTCGATACCGTATGTTCGCTCGTTATTGATAAGCATGTTGTTACCTCCCGGTTTTAATTGGTCAAGCTATTGATACGAACTCTCTAAATATCTGTCTTGCTTCGCTCTCATTTACCCACCCAAGGTTTTCAATCGTCTCATATTTTTTCTTCGAGGTAAGCACTTGAATCGCGTAACCTCTTGACCAGCCAAGGCTTGCTAACCTGTAAACACTACCTCTGACTTTTTCTCTCTTGACCGTCCTCATTGTATCACCTCCTTAAATTTGAACATCATAAAAGGCATTAGGTTTGTTGCCCTAATGCCTTATGTTGATAATCAAATTCGATTGGTTTCTCTGACTTCCTCACCCTTCGTTAACTTCGGGCTCCCCGGCGCTTCCGTCTTTAGCGTCTCTGTTGGCTCATCGCCTCCACCCTCTAAGGCACACTGCCTCTCGGGGTTTCTCTGACTCGCCTGCTGCTGACGCCCTTCCACGACTTACGGCTCTTCGCAATCCGATGTTTCTGGGCTCGTGATATCCGGTGTCGTCCGGGAGCTAACGGGGTCGTCCAATCGCTCGCCCGCGTTATCTCTTTTTATCTTCCGTCCGCTTGCCCTCAGCCGTTCTTTCAGCCTCTCCCAATCTCCCTAACTTACTTTAGCGAGGTCTCTCTTTCAGTATCTTCAGGAGCTTGAGCTTGCTTGGTAGCGTGAGCTTTAGTCAAGCTTTCGGTTGTAAAAGAACAGTCATTCTTCGTGCTTGTTAGTCTATTGCCTCTTTCATATATAATATAGCATTTTCTTGACAAAATGTCAAGAAAAAAGTTGTCAAAATGTCAAAAAAAACTCGTTTCCGATGCAGATTAATTTAATAGACATCGAAATCAGCTTAATTCACCCATAAATTGTAAAACCTCTCAGAGAGCCTGTATTTGCCCTCTATGGCGATTTTATAAAAACGTGACATTTACCCTTCGGTAGTATGTTAGAATCGAACCTACCCCCAAAAATATTGGTGTTGTCACAAGAGAAAGACCTCCCGTTTTCACGAGAGGTCTAAATAATGGCGTACACGCCACCAAGGGGGTAACTTTACTTCAGATCGTCAAGTTGCGACCATTCCACACCCAGGATAGCGGATAGAAGGGTAAGTCCACCAACTATCAGCCAGCCAACTACGACATCAGGGATCTCGATATCAAGCAAGAACTTTACTGCGAATGAAGCGGATGTTACGATACCAGTTACAAGCGGGAACCAAAACTTGAACTTCATCCAAATCGGTTTTTTAGCAGGCATCTTTTTCACCTCCTTCAGTAACTTATCGAAATATCTATAGTGATCAGGGCTATTATAATCCGGCCCT